GTCTCGCTGTTTAAACGCTCTACGAAACAGCCGTTTGTCTAGTTCGGCAACCAAGCGTCTGCATCATCCCCTTCGGGATATCCCCAAGATTTAGAATATCTACCGCTTATGTAATCGTATTCCAGTTCTACAACACCAATCTTTCCTGATTGTTTAAAGCGCATCTTCTTGGTATGAATCCTCACTTCCTTACTGCCCTTCGTAAAATCCCTCTCCACTATTAGAATCACGTCTGCTTTGTTGGCAAAGTTCGCGCTACCGGCTATGTCGTAAGGCTCTACCATCGGGAATGTTCCATCGTGTGATCGCCTCATTTTTTGTGGATGACAAACGAAGAAAATGTGAACGCCAAACGTCTGCGAAAACCGTCTAAGCTTGCTCATCATCTGCGAGACATACTCTGTCTCAGTCATGCCCGTAGGTCTCTTGTGGTCAAATTCGTTATACGGGTCTAGCACGACTGCATCCACACCATACCTTAGCACTGCTGACGTGCATGCTTGCAAGCACCAGTCTATCGTTGGCGACTCATCTTCTGCGCGCACAAAAAAGAAATGCTGTGCGAGCCAGTCATACGCATCCAACAGTTCTTCTTCATCCATTCGCTCAACATACGTGTCTTTTCTAGCCGGCTTACCTACCAGTTTCTCAGCCATTTTATTTAGATGTTCGCTCACAGGGTTCTCGAATGAACACATTGCCCATCTGTAGTCATGGTTCTTAGCCATGTTTACTGCTATCGCATCTATGAATTCTGACTTTCCGCAGTTCGGGACACCACTACATATAGTGACCTCTGCCGGTCTCACTAAAAATATTTCATCCATGCCCTCTATTCCGGTGCTTAATCCCTGTTTAAACCCGCCACGAAACAACTGCAAACCTTCTTCCATGAAGGCGTTGGCTGTGTATAGGGATTTAATTGGGTAAGGTTCTGCACTCTTAAAGCATCGCACCAAATCCTCTTGGGATTTGAGCCACACTTCATTAGCATCCTTGCATCCATCCGTATATGCAATGATGAAGGCGCGCTCACGTCCAACACGCCTTGCGATTTCCTCTCGGCATTGGATACCGGCATCATCACCATCGAGAGCCAAGTAAATTCTTTTATATTTATCTATGTCAAAGGTGGCAAGCCATTCCATCTTCCTATCGCTTGCACCATCGGGTATAGACACAACGTTATCCGTGATTTCCGGACAAATCTTCCACGTCAACGCATCAATTTCTCCTTCGCAGATCAGGATCGAATCATCTTCATCGTTTAAACAGTCAACCAGATACGGAATCCTCTGGCAATCGGGCAGTTGTGCATACTTTTTATCGGAAGTTCTAAACTTTATATTGATTGGCACTCCCTCTGAATCCTTATAAACAAAGGCTATGCAGTCCTGTCTCTTGTTATCCACGAAGTGAGAAGCAATGCCCACTCCGTAATCATCTGCAACGTTTAAACTAAGACCCCTTTCCTTAAAGAATTCCTCTCCCCACGTGCCTTTTACGCTCTTTGTGTTGGGAATTACTGGTGGTTTCTTGGGCGCAGTCTTGCGTATTGTGGGTGGGCGTTGCAAACTTTCCTTCCATGCGTTGCCTTCCCATTGGCAGTGATGGCATCGCCATCGTGCGCCTTCCGTGTCTATGTTAATGCTAAGACACGGGTCTCTACTGTTCTTCCTTTCCGGAGAACATTTAGGGCAAGTCGCTTTATGCTGACCCTCATCATAGTTTCTAAGTTGTATTCCTTCATTTTCTAGTTGTTGGTAAATTGGTTGGGTAATTTTATCCATCATGGCATCCTTTTAAAAATTGGCTTTCCTTCGGAATCAACCTTCCTTCCGGTAGCATCGGTTTTGTTTTCTTTTGCGAATTTTGCATCGACCCTCACTAAATAATTGACAGTGGATATAAACCACGTCTTGCGCGCGGAAGCATCAGCCTCTTGTGAGAGCCAAACATCCCTTGACATCAGAACAGCATCAAGGTTTGGAATGTTTTTAAAGGTTGCGCGCCATTTGTCATAGTCTTTTTGAACAAGTCTTACGACTTTTCCCTCAAAGGCGTAGCGTTTCTCCATCCTAGTTCTCCATTTTTATTTTATTATCTTTCTTATCCTTCTTATAGCCTTCTTTCTTTTATGCTTACGTTGAGGGTTAAGGCTTTTAGGCATAGGTCAAACATCCTATGCTTTCGCAAAAAGGTTTGACTTATGCCCTATGCTCAACGTTTCGGGTGTCGGCTAGTGGCATTGCACTACTGCGCTTGGCGTGCAATTTAACTGCTACTTACTTAATGATATGCGCATTAAGGTGGACAGCGTTCAGTCTTTCGGTCTCGCTTTTGGGCTTTGTCCACATCCCACAGTAACCCATTTCCTAACAAGGCTTACAAGTTCTGTTGTCTTACCCGACAACTTGCAAGTTATCTTATAACTTACTATAATTCCAATTTGAATATCAAGTTTTTTTTACTCCATTAAAAAACTTGGCTTCAATGACCGATGTTATTAGAACCCTCTAGTTATATTGGTTGTCTTTGTTTGTTAAAAGATGGGAAGGGGTGGCTTATTTGCGTTTCAATAAAGCCTTCCCCTTTCTCTTTCTTTAGATTCTTCTCAACTTTTATACACTAAAATTGCAACACATCTAAACTTATGATAGTATCTCTCTTGTAAGAAGAAAAGAGGATATAAGCGCATGAAATACAGTAATGACACTGGCTTGCCCGAAGTATTCGCAAAAGCAGTTATGCGCGATACTTATACACGGGGGAAAGCCGACATATCTGCAACTGGGTTGCTCAAACCGCCAAGACAAGCCTTTTTAACCTATCAACACGACCATGAAATCGTTGTTGATGTTTCCAAGCAAGTGTGGTCTCTGTTTGGAAGGGCAGTTCACACTGTCCTTGAACAAGGCACTGTCGAAGGCTATATAGTTGAGCAACGTTTCTTTGCAGAAACATGTGGGTGGACAGTCAGTGGACAGATTGATGTTCAACGCCTTGATCCTCAAGGCATAACCCTTATGGATTATAAAACCCGCAAGGCATATGCTGTGATTAATGGTCGAGAATCAGATGAACAACAACTAAACATTTATGCTTGGTTGATGCGAAAAAATGACAAGGAAGTAAGTCAATTACAAATTGTCAACATCATTCGAGACCATTCTTCATTCGAGGCTGAGAGAAATCCTAGCTATCCGCAAGCAGAAGTGGTTGTTACTGACGTTGACCTATGGACATTCGAGGAACAAGAGTCTTTTGTCAAAGAAAAAATACAAGCGCACCAACTAACTTCAATCAGCATGCCTGATTGCACTCCCGAAGAACGATGGATAAGACCATCGAAGTTTGCTGTGAAGAAAAGTGTCGAAAACAAAAGGGCGTTTAAACTGTTCGACAACGAGGAAGAAGCCAAAACCCTTGCTGAATCAAAGGGATATATCGTAGAGGAAAGGAAGGGAGAGCCAATAAGATGTCAAAGATTCTGCGAAGTGTCAGAATTTTGCGAGCAATACCAATCAGAATTAAAGAACAAACAAGGAGAACCCGATGGAAATAAATAAAGAAACCGGAGAAATGGTGGCAAGAAACATGATTCGGTCTAGTAAAAAACTGGATGAAATAGCTGTAGCGTTGGCATCAGCGCAAGCAGAGTTCCCAATCTTGCCGAAAACAAAGAAGGTCAAGGTGCAAACACATGATGGCAAAAGCTATTCCTACTCTTATGCCGATCTAGCACTTATCATAGAGACCATTCTTCCAATCACATCAAAGCATGGCTTATCCATAGTGCAAATGCCAAGCCTTATTGATGGGCAATCAACACTGTTGACCCGACTGTTGCACACAAGCGGTCAATGGATAGAGTGTGAATTACCTTTAAAAGCACAACGAGAGGGCGCGCAAGCGTATGGCTCTGCGCTTACTTACATGCGTAGGTATGGCATGAGCGCAATCCTTTGCCTAGCTACAGACGAGGACGAGGATGGGCAGATAGCAGACACAGATCACGTTGGCGTAAAGCCACAAGCGAAAAAGGGAATTGCTTTACCGCAACAAATGACAGAAGAACAACGAAAGAAGTTCTTGGATACTACCCTGACAGATGCTAAAAAGATCGCATCCTTTCAAGAGGAAGGACTGACAACGGATTCAGTCAAGGCAATAGAGAAGTTTTGGTTGGATAACTCTGCCAAGATTGCTGAATTAAAGAAAACAGACCAAGAAAAGTATGACAATTTGGTGAAAGAATTTAAAAACATCAAAGAAAAACTAACCCAAGATAGCGTAGAAGAAGGAGAACAAAATGGATAAAGAATATCCCGATAGCGTTAGGATTTTTCCTAACAACGAAAACGAAAACAGCGTGATTGATGTAACTGTATTCATGCGAGTGAATGGCGAGGAACATAGGTTGCGTGTATATAAAAACACAAGGAAACTGGAAGGCGACAACAGACCCGATTATCTTGTCTCGTTGCGTTTAAACGGGCAAGACTTAGAAGCTAATTCGTGGCGCAAAGAGGCGAAAGAAACCGGAAAGGTTTACTTTCAAGGAACGCCAAAGCCGAAAGCTGTTGGCTATTCATCCGCAAAAACCAATCCAACTCTTGTATCCAAAGATGAAGTGAGTGTTGATAATGAAACCTTTGACGACAAAATCCCTTTCTAACGACTGGGCAGACAAGGTTAGGTCTCAACGATACCTCGATTTTGTTAGATCGCGAGGCTGTCTCGTATGTTTTAAACCCTCTCAGGCTCACCACATGACACATGTTATGGAAGGCTCAAGGGGTTTTAGAAGAACAGGAGACCAGTTTGCTGTTCCCTTATGCTTGGAACATCACGATGAATTACATAAACATGGGAACGAAAGCAACTGGTGGGCATTGCAAGGCGTTGACCCTCTTATATGGGCAGAGGAAAGATGGAAGGAATTTACGGAGAAAAAGTAAGCGCAGTTACATTGACACCGGCAGAAATGTTAATTGCCGGTCAGCTTGGCTTGATGCGTATGGTGCAGAACCTACGCGATAAAAGAAAAGGAAAGTATGGCGCGCCTACAGATTCTCAGGCATGGGCAATAAATATATTGGGCGCAATGGGAGAGGCATGCGTTGCCAAGTGGGGTGGTCTGTGGTGGAGTGGCTCATTGGGTGATTACAAAGCGGATGATGCCGGAAAGCTACAGGTAAGAACAGTTGACAAAGAAAGTAAAAGATTAATTTTGCATGACGATGATAAAGATGACAGACCCTACATACTTGTGTATGCAAAACCGCCTAACTTTATTATCAAGGGATGGATTATGGGCGCGCATGGAAAAGATAAAGCATATTGGGCAGACCCACAACGAACAAACCGGCACGCTTATTTTGTGCCTAACGACAAACTAATAGACATTAATGAATTGGAATTAAATATATGGCTTTAAAATGAACAATGAAGTAGAAAAAATAATAAAGAAGGCTCTCGACTTGAGAGAATACGAAAAGAAACAGGTTATGATTGCCTTGTTGTTGTCAATGCTAGAAGATATTTCAGCACATGAGATCATAACTTTCGTATATTTTAATGAGGATGAACGTTTAAACGTGTCATGGGGGACGCTTAAAAATGAGTGAACCAACGATAGTCTTTGAAGGAGACCCAGT